AGCAAATCGTTTTGTTGTTGGTTAAATGTACGCATTGCATTGTCATAGGCTTGAGTACCAGGCACAATACCTTGGTTAGCCAAAGCAGCAGTTTGTGATTCTTTTTGTTGTGCTATTTGTGGTGAAAGTCTACGCATAATAGCGTCAGAATAAGTTTCGCCAGGATTAATACCATACATAGGGTTTGCTTGACTAGACTGTAAATTTTGCAAAGATGATTGTGTCAAAGCCTGTAATTCAGGGCTTAAAGACTGTGTAGCTGTCCAAGATGGATTGCCATTGGCATCAGTAGTTTGTGAATAATTAAGGTTTCCGTAAGGAGTAACTTGATTTACACGATTAGCTTGTGCCGCTTGTTGTGCGCCAGCAAGATTGCCTAAAGTTTGGGCTTGTGCAGCGCCAAAATAAGGACTCGTTGTTCCGCCATACGGATTAACCGTATTGGTATTAGCGCCTTGCGAAAAAGTTGAACCAGCACCCATTACTATCTCCTATGCCCATTTACAATATTCTGGGCGCATCTCTAAAATGACCAAATCCCCATCATCGTGTGCGTCAGGGATAATAGCAACATCTTTGAAACCAAGGTGTCGGTCTAGTCTTAGGGCTTTTGTATTACTCCCTGCAACTGTGCCAATTATAACCTTTAATTTCAAGGTGTTAAACGGGTAATTAAAGACTTCTTTAAGAAAATCTTTGGTTGCCCAATGCTGCCCTTCTGACCCCACATGAATCATGCAAGATTTACCGTAAAAACCACAATAAACTACTACTGCCCTAATCTGTCCATCTAATACTTGACCTAAATAATGCGCATCTTGCGGAGTGGGCATTTTATGTTTAATCGCCCAATCTTTAAGACTTTGCTGATTAAGTAATATCAAACTACCCCACCCGCTTCCATAACATAGTCAGTAGAAGCCCAATGTAACTCAATTCCTCGGCTTGCGGCATTAATATTTACTGACCCTGTATAACCTATTCCAGTTACACCTTGCCAAATTTTAGTAGTAACAAGTCCACCAGCCCATAAGTTTCCATCCCATTTAGCAGCATCCCAAACACCGTCTTTTTGAATACTAGGATTGAATGAAACTGCACCTAATTGAGATTGAGTGTCAAAATCTACGCTAATACCGCATAAAACGCTTGGTACGCCACCTGTAGACTGTAGGATGGGTCTTACCATAGTAAATCGTTTTAACTGTCCTGGTGATTCAAAATAGCTATAGGCTTGTTGTGCAGTTGCAGTAATATTTGCGCCATCATCAGAAGTATTGGCATAAAAATCACCTACAAATCCATTGCTTCCAAAGTAAATATTAGCAGCGCCTGATACTTCCCAGCAATAACCTTGAATATTGGTAAATCTGCCCCAAGATTTAGTAATGGTGTGCATGACATATTGTTCAATTCCATTGGTAACTGGAATGTTTAATATCAGCATATTTTCAGAAGCAAAATAATTGATTTGCCATCCAAATTGGTCAAAATAAAGGCTTGCAGCTTGACTAATGGGGTAATAAATCTTGTCTGTAAGATTAACTCTAGGGTCTAGACGGCTAGATTGCAATGCTGAAGCTAATGGCACTAAACCATCTTGCGTCAATAAAAGTAAATCGCCACCATATTTATAAAAGCATCTACGGCTAAAGGTTTGTCCTAATTGCCATACACCTTTTAAAGCCCAAGTCGTAGCAGAAGATGGGTCTGTGCCGTTATAAACAATAATTTCACCCATTGAGGTGACAAATACTGCGTAATCATCAGCGCCTTGACCAGCATCTAATGTCCATGTACCCATAGCTTGCAAATAACCAGAATTACGGGCAATAGAACCAAAATAAAGAGGTGAAGCAGCGCCACCAATAGAATCTACTGGCAAGTAATAGCAATTTAAACTGTCTTTTTGCGTAAAATAAAGACGGTTTTTAAATAAATTGACATTAACAAATGTATTTGAATTTACGCCAGTTATTCCAATGGTTGTATAAGTACCTACTACGCTTGCATTGGCGGCTGGGGCAGTAGCCATTGTGTAAGTAAAGGCAGAAGCGCCTGTTACTGTAACAACATAAGTACCGTTATAGTTTGATTCAGTAGCGCCAGATATAGTGACTCGATTGCCGGTAATTAAGCCATGCGGTGAAGCGGTAGTCAAAGTAGCAGTTAAATTGCCTGCGCCACCTCTTGTAATAGTGCTAATTGTTTGTGCGGTAGTAGTTGTAGCTACATAAAACCATGCAGTACCGTCATAAATCATTACTGGGTCTACGCCATTACAAGCAACTAAAAAATGACCTGCAGTATTGGTTAAATTGACAAATTGTAATTTATCGCTAGATAAACCGCTAAATACTTTAGATGCAGGGTTTACCCTAGTTTCCCAAATATCTGTCCCTGCTACTGCAAATAACTTATTACTTGCATTTAGGGTGTAATTCATTAGCGTATTAATAGGCGTTTTAGCCTGGTTTAAATACGAACCCACTACTGTGGCATTACCAGCAGGGGTTGTTGCCATTGTGTAAGTGAATTTAGTAGTGCTAGTTACAGTAATCTTATAAACACCGCTATAAGCAGCGGGAGTTGTGCCTGTAATAGATACATAAGCGCCTGTGGTTAAGCCATGCGCTGAAGCAGTAGTTAAGGTAGCGGTAGTATCAGCATAGGTAATACTACTAATAGATTGAACACCAGTAGAAGTGGTGAGAATGGATATAACATTGTAGCCCTTACGCATAGTGACATCAGTAGGCGTAGGAAACCAATTAACTAGCTGTACGGCATCAGTAGGACTCATGTTTGCAAGAGAATCCCTGCCATTCCAACCGCCAATAGGCGCTGGTACAGAAGCCGTTTTAGCTGTGTTTTGTTTTGGGCGCTGTAATAGCATTATGAACCATAGCCTGTATCTGGAATATTAGCGTAACCAATAAGCACTCTGCTTGCTTGAGGTGCAAATGACAAGTTAGGTGCGCCTTTATCGTTAGCTTTGGCAATAGTTAAATAACGCTGATAATCTTGGGAAACAACTGTGGTATCAAAGCCTTTAATGCCCCAATACTTCATTTTTGTGCTTAAAACAATAATACGGTCATCTAAAACGGTTGTATCTGAGTCAGCAGTAAAGCTATTCTTAATTGTGCCATCTGCTGCCCTTGCCCAACCTTTTGACCGATATTCCCATCCCAAATATTCTTGGGTATTCATAATAGGCCAAATGCAGAATTGGTTATCTAGTATTCTCCAGCGTACTCTTGGGCCTGTAGAGATATAACCAGACTTTAACCATTGCCATTGCTGGGCATCTTCAGCTCCCAACATTTCCCAATGTTTGGATTTATCCCACATCGTGCGGTTAGTAATGGTTTCAAAGTCAGCAGGCAAATCATAGGCAGTTTGGGCGCAAACTACTGATTGCACTCCGCTACCTGTAGCCATTTGACTCATAACTACTACTTTTGTAGTGTTATTAGCGCTTACAACATAGGTATCTTGTGGAATGTTATAGCCTGATAACTGCCATTGATAGTTGACATTGCTTAAATCTGTGCCTGCCTCAAAAGTTAATGAAGTAGAACCATTAACAGTTGTGGCATTGGCGGTAAAAGACTGTGTGTAGAAACGATACTGCACCTGGAGTGCTTGCCAATCATATTCTTTTAGCAAGTCATAGCCAGAACCATTCATCAATGCCAAGATTTGTTGCACATCTTGTGATGTATTGCCGACTACAAAAGACGGTACAGCCAAGTTTAACTCGGCTGCGGTCTGTTGCACCATTTGAAGCATCGTTTGGGACATATTAGGCCTCTACTACTTTCGGTTTGCGTGTTTTTGGTTTCTTTTCCGCAACAGCCGCAAGTAGCGCTGACATTTGTTCTTGCATAGCTGTCAGCTTCGCATCTGTTTCTGCCTTAATTTTAGCATTTTCTTCCTTAAGTGCTTGCAATTCTGATTCTCTTTGTGCTACTTCAGCAGAATCATTGGCTAAATTCAAGAAAGCCTTGGCTTTTAGACGGAAATTATGCGGTGACATACCAGCTACCATGCCAATACGCTGTAATTGCTGGTCAGAACAGTCGGCAATAGCTTCTACTGTGTAAAACTTAAGACCACGCAATTCTTCAGCTTGGCTACGGGTAACTTGAGGCCATTGGTCTAAAGGTGTGCCAATAATGTCTTCATGCCCTGCTACTTGATTCTGATAGTGCGCCCATTGGCGTGGAAAACGCTGTTTATGGGATTCTTGTGCGTAAGTGTCGATTTCTGTCAAATTATCGCCAGGAATCATAATCCTTACAAAATCAAATTCTTTAAAAATTGGTCTGCCTGCTTCGGCTGAAGCATCTTCTTGCTTCATACTTTTTTTATAGAATTGGACTGCTAATCGTGAATCTGCATTTTGAATATCGGACTCTATTGCCATTTTTACTTCTCCTAAGTGGTTAGGGTTATTAAAAAAATAAAAGGGACTCCCCTTGTGAGAGAGTCCCAGTTTTACTACATATTCAATTTAAGAGGGTTAACCTATTAAACAGAAGACGCTGAGAACCAGCCATAATCGCCAGAAGCCATTGCGGTTGCTGGAGCTAGGTAAGTACCAGCAGAAGCTGTAGCTACGAAAGTTGAAGCATTGATAGAACAAGTAGCTGTAGAAGCTGTGATAGCTGCACCTGCTACTGCCCATACATAACGGCGACCGTCAGAACCAAACACTTCAGCACCAGTAGGGCCAAATGTAGGGGCTGTTTGGCCGTTTAAAGCTAATTCAGCAGCAGTTTGT